TTGAATTTATCTCAAACGTAATTGTTCCACTACTTCCATCTTGTGTTAATGTGGTAAAAGTTCCCGCATTATCTGAATCTATTGTTAATGATTGCATCTGAGCTTCTGACGCTTTAAATATACCCTTAATAAATACATCTTTTACAACATCCAATATAGTAATAGTATCACCACTTAATGATACTGGAGTAATAGTTGTTCCGCTTACATCCTTTAAAAGTATGTCTTGGTCTTTTACTGATGGCTTAGTGATAAAGGCTGTACTATTAACTGTGATGGCTTCATCTGGCAGTTCTAAATCTCCACCACTTGCCACGTTTACATCATAAGTATCATCTGAGTTACTTACCCTTGCATTTGGTGCTATTATTGTGGCATCGTCTTCAGCTTTTACATTTGTAGTACTTAAAACTGTACCTAACGCATCCTCAAGAGTTATATCACTATCACCTATTCTGTAATATTGACCTTGTTTAGAGCCTACTTGTGTAGAGCCACTACTTTGCCTTACTATTATGTTTTCGGTTTCTCCAGCTACAATAACATCCCACAAAACCCCATTAATATTAATAGTTGCATCTCCACCACCTTGATTAACCACAATATCATATCCAGTAAACGTAGCATCTATATCATCACCATCTTGATTCTTTAGCGTTAACTCTAAATCTACATTACACGCTTGTGTGTATTTTAAAACGCTATTAAAATAAACCTTTACCTCGTCTGCCGTTGGTGCTATCTCTTCTGGCTCTACACAAAAATCTCGCTTTATAGAGATGTTTACTCTAAACTCCATAGTAAGAAAAGCGTTAATGCTTAACCTTTCTGCTATTGGAATTTCTTCTGTGCTTATAACCTCTAAAAAGTCGCTACCACTTTCAAATGGCATTGCTTGTAGCCAGGTATAAAAGAAAGTTCTTAACGCATCTTGTTGTGTTACTATGTAATCTCGTTGATAATCTGCCGTTTCCGTTTTAACGCTATCTGGAAACTCTGTGAGCAGGTAGATATTAAGACTCATTTCCGTACCTACTTCCTCAAAGTTGTTAGTTTCTCCACTATATCTCCAAGCCAAACAAGGCATTGTTTGGTTTAGTAGTTCATTAACATCAAAAAGCGTTTCTATTTCTGTGTAAGTAAGGCTATTGGCTATTGCTTTGGTGCGTATTCTATCTCTAAGGCTTAATAGATTCATATCTTGGTAAATTTAACTAATTAAAATTGCAAATATTACAACAAAAATAAGGCATAAATAAAATTAATTTAAAAAAACTTTACTTTTTTAGGTTAAAAATTTTGTAGTTCCAAATATTCGTTTTATATTTACATTATCAAAGGGAATAACCCATAACAATAAAACAAAACAAAATGCAAAATTCAAACATAATACCTCAAGAAATTAAAAACAATTCACTTGTAAAATCTACTATTTGCGCAATATCTATTATGTGGGATGTTAGAGAAGAAAAAGATTTTTTTAATAAATGCAATTGGTTGAATGGAATGCACTCAGATTTTGAAGATTGTTTGAGTTTGTTGTTTAAGCATTTTGCAGATGGAGATGAAAGCGTAAAAAGTTTTGCTAAAAGAATTGCAAATATTAAATAACCCCAAAAAAAATATTAAAAGCCTTGCATTAACTTGTAAGGCTTTTTTAATTTATAGCACTCTTGTATTCCACAAAACTCATAACCTCATCAAATGGAGTATTAAACACTTGGTCTAATCGGTTTAAGTCTTTCTTCCATACCTTCCACCAAGCTACGGAGTACGAAAATACGTTTGATTCTGCAACGTTTGCAAATATAGGGTAGAAGCCCAAGCGTTTAATGTACTCGTTAGTTTTTCCATCTCCACTTTTAGTTGTAAATGTGGCTGCATATTTATTTTGTGATTCCTCGTAGAACTGAGCAAAAAAAAAGCGCAACTATAAAATAAATCCATCCTTCCATACTTCTTTAAAAACTCAATTCGTTCTTCTATCTCTTGCAAATCTTGATAGTATTCTCCTTCACGCATATAGATAGCAGCTATTATAATTCCTTTGTCTGCATCTTGGTAATCTTCATATATGCTTAGTAGGCTCATCGTATCCACAAAGTCACCACAGCTTCTTTCCCCAAAGTTGGGTATTTCAAACTTCTTGCCTTTAATCTTAAATTTACGTTTTGGTGTTTCGTTTTGTAGCCAGGCAAACTGCATCATAAACAAGTTATTGACCTTGTCCATATCCATACGCATCAAATCATCCATTTCTAATCCTATGCTTAAAGCAGACATAGTGCCACACATAGACTCTACTGCAAGTTTTTGGCTTTCCTCAAGTTTGCCTTCCTCAAACAAATCATTTGCCTTTAAAGCGGTGTTTAAATACTCTTGTGCCTTACTCCATTGCTCAATGTTTACATCATATCTGCCACTTGGCAGCTTGACATCCTTTTTACTCTTTCCGTTGGCTGTGATTGTGAATGTGTTCATCTTCTAATTTAGCTATAAGTTTATATAATTTGTCCTCATCCTTTTTACTTGATGATAGGTTAATCTTGTCTATTAAATTTAGTATTTGTATTTCAACATCACTCATAAAAATACTTGGTTTTTCTTTTTACCGAATTGATGCCATATAAAATACCCACCTGCATCTGTTGCGTGGTCAAGTCCTAACGTTTTGTCTGGCTCTCCGTTTCTATATGGTTGTTGTTCTAAACAATCTGTGTACGTTGGGCATTTATAGGTGTTAATTAGATAGCTTTTATCTTGCAGTTTTTTGTTCATTGTGTTTACTCTATCCTTTACGTTTGGATTAACCTTTAATGCTCTTACATTTATTCCAGCTTTCTTAATTGTATCTATGTCTGTAATACTTGCGCTTGTCTTAACTGCCTTACCACTTGCATCTGGATAAGCAAATAGCCTATGATTAGGATACCTACCTTTTAATATTTGGCATATATCATCCGTTTTGTACGCATTAACCACCTCATCTACTGCAATAGGATTGCCATCGTCTATAACGTGAACAATCGCAGCCATAGCACCTACGTTGAAATCCAAACCAATGTGCAATATATCTCCATCTTGCACCTCTCTATCGGAATGGTTGCCACTTCTATCAAAATGGTTATAAACTGCGCCACTCGTTAAGTTGACAAACTCACCCTCTAAATATGCTCTTAATAGTTCTGGTGTGTACGTTTCTTCCAGGCTCTCAATGTAGCTATCTGAGATGAATGGATTGTTTCTTGTAGATGCTCTTATCAATAGTTTACTATCTGTGTCACGCTTAACAAAGAAATCATAAAGGAATCTAAACCCTTCTGGTGTGCTTACAAAATCCGTTGCGTTATTATTGCCTTCCGACTTAACGGAGTTTCTCGCTAATATCTTTACCATTACATCTTCCATCTTGCGCTTTGGTAATACATCTGCTTCATCAATTAAACTGTATCCTACTTCATACCCTACGATTAAGTCCGGATTGTCCATTGAGCGCATTATAATCCTGCCATATGGAGTGATTATATCCTTGTCTGACTTGTTCAGCGTAAAAGGTATGTTAGCTTGTGTAAGTGCTTCTGTGAATTTTGGGAATGCAATATCTTTAATTAATGGATATGTAGGCAAATAATACGCTACATCCACACTCGGAAATTGTAGCTTTTTAGAGATTGTTTTCCATATTCCTATGTGACTTTTACCACTACGAAAACCACCAACTAAACCAGTGTGTCGGTGTTGGCTTTCTAAAAACTCGCTTTGATGCTCAAGTAGGTTTACCATCTTTTCCTATAATTCTAAATTGTAATGGCTCTATTTGGTGCGTATTGTCCTGCGTTATTTGTTGTGGTGCTTTGCCCATCAATCTATCCATTGCAGCTTGGTATGCTCTTGTATCTCCCTCATCAAATGCTTTCTCAATTTGCTTCAAGGTCATTGCTATGTCCAAAGTAAACTCATTATCTTCTAAATCTATGCCTACTTTGTTAGCTATCACTTTGCACTTATCTAATCTTTCACCACTAATTAAGGCATCTGCTAAATCTTTAAGCGTCTTCTTTTTCCTATGTCCAGCCTTTTTAACTTCTGATGATGGCTGATTATCTTTTGTAAATCCGTTTGTATTTATTTTATTGCCAAAATTTTCTTCCCTACCC